CTGATAACCTGGTAAGCCCTGAATTAACTTCTTCAGGCGTAGAAGAGGAATCAGGAAGCGAGTCATTAAAGGTGGTGATATATTCAATTGCCTGTACAAAAAAAAAGCACCCGTTCCGATTACCTCGGTACATGGATAACTTTTAAGTTCTTCTTTCACGGCGGCTACTTTGGTGTAGTCGTAGCTACCGTCTTTTACTTTCTGTAGGTATATGGCACAGGCTGTTAAGTATAGGTCGGCTGTCTTCTCATGGTCTTCAAATTCAAAGTCGGCCATCTTCTTTTGGGGCAGCTTCTTTAACAGGCCCCGGAGGTCTTCGAACTGGCCCAGTGATTGAATAGTAATGTCTGCCGGGAGAACGTATTTCCCTACCATTGGGGTACGTTCGAACTTGGGGCTGATGGTCATAAAGGCTAACGAAAGGCTAATCTTTTCAAGTCCTTTTATCGTGGAACGTTCAAGGGTTTCACGTGGAATGCCGGTGAAACAGGATACGGTTTCAGATAATGTCCGGGGATATAGATGGAATAGGTATTGAGTATAAGTGATGTCTTCCCAGCGGGTGGGTAGTGGATATTTCTTGCCGAGTATCTTAAACGTTATCATTAATTATAATAAAGGTGAATTACCCATGAATCATCGAAAACTACAATATCATATTTGTTTAAAAGCTCACCATAGCATGAGAATAGTGCGCTATTTGTCATACAAACCCAGCCTGTTAATTCAATCATTTTCATTGTTCAAACAAGTGTTGTTTTCCCGAGAAAACGCGCCATTTTCGCGGTTTTTATTTGCCGTTTATGTCGTAACAGTTCTCTAAAATATGCTTCTCTGCCAGGTAATGTTGGTAGTAATTCTCACTTTCGACGCCTGTGGTCTGTTTACTCAGTTCTAAAAGCTTCTTACACTGCACCTCTGAATCGTGACATGGTCCTATTTCTTCGCTGCAACTGGTCAGGAACCAGATGAAAAGAGCCATCAAAATAATCCACCTGAATACTCTATTTGTCATTTGAAACTGATGTTTAGTGCTGTTTTCTTCTTCTTAAATGATATCGCGGCATATCTCATCGCGTCCATCGCGTGGTCATTTAGCTTCAAAGGCTCTTCAGGGGTGTTTCCTACCTTGTTTTTGTTCACTTTGAATTTATAGCTCTTAATTTCCTTCAACAGGTTGACAGACCCCTGGTGGATGAACAGTTTCCGGCTTTTGATGAAGTCTATCCCTGCTTTTACGTCCTTATTTGCTGGCAAAGCCTTGAATCCTGCCCGTTTTATCTCCTCAATACGCTGGGGTTCGGCTGCATCGCAGTAGATAGGGTCATAAGGGCTGACTAACTGCTTTAAAACCTCTATTAAGTCGTTATTTGTCACTTTTGACTGGTAAAATTTTTCTGTAACCTGTATTCCGCCAGCAAACTGGACAACTCTGCATAAAGCTGTAGGGTTATTATACCCAAAGTCAAGTCCATATCCAATCTGGCCTGGAATTTCTGTACTGAATGGTTGCCAATGAGTGAAGATAACGCCTTCAGAATGTCCCCTCTCTCCGAGGCCGTACACCTTCCAATAGTTTTCGTCGGCGTCTTTAAGGTTCTCGATTTCTTTAATCTGCTCATCGGGTAAGAAAGGGTTGTCTTTGTAGGTGGTTTGGATGTAGTAACAATCGGACCTGGTTAACACTTTGTCATAGATCCAATGGAACTCATCTGCCGGGTTGTAATCGATGAAAACACAGATCCGGGTTCTAAGAAGCAACTGTAGAAATGTGTCATAGCTTATCAAATTAGCCTCATTTATAAATAATATATCCCTTCGTGGTCCCCTTACCTTCAGGTGATCGTCTACGGAAAAAAATTCCATGTAAGACCCTGTGGGGTAATGGTAGGTTTGTTCGGTGCGTGTGTGGTCGTTGATATTGTATAGTTCATATTGCTCCATTACTATGCGCCAGTCCTTTAGAACGCCTTTTCTGAGGTGGGGGAAGGAAACAGACGTCATTGAAATCTCATATTTATCGCGGTAGGCTAACCCTATTAGGAGTTTAGTGATACCGCGTGTTTTCCCTGATGATGTCCCCCCCTGGTTAACTATTATCCGGTATCCCTGCTGGAATGCTTTGAACGATTCCAGTTGCACCGTTACTTCGTCCAGTATTAGGGTTTTCCCATCTGACAGTGATTCCACCTGAGTGTTCTGCATTTATATCTGATTGAATCGATGAAAGTTTAGGAGCAGCATAGGGAAGTACTTCGGCAATGAATTGAAGCCTTTCGCGGGGCTTTAGTGTATCGAAGTCGGCCTGTATCTTATCAATATTGGCTTCCAGGAAATTAACAATGGTCTCCTTCACTTTGGTGCTGACCTTGTTTTGGCCCCTTGCTATTGCGGCTTTGTTACCAGGTGCAAATCGCCCAATCTCATTCCGTCCATTTCCGTTTTCTTCCGCCATAATTAAAATTAGCCTTTTAGTTTTATAATCTGTTCAGATATGTATTCTATTGAGGTTGAAAGCTCGTCTATTTGCTTTTCTTTTTCTGTGACTTCGTCCTGCAGTTTGGCGCGTTTACGTTCGAACCATTCTACCTGCTTAGTTAGCTGGTTTAGAGCCGCTTGCATATGCTTAGATGGCTTTTTGGTTTCTGTCGTTTCCATTGCTTTTCAGTTTATTAAGTAAATCCTCAGCAACAATTCCGGGGATGGCTCCGAAGACACAGTTAGCCTTTATTAGTTCAATTGCATCGTCTATAGCTTGGTTATAAACCTTATTGAATTGTTTAATCATTATAGGCTCTGCCGCCTTTATAATCATTTCGCGTTCTGTGTCTGTCATATCGTTCGTGTTAAACTGTACCCGTGTTCCTTTGCTTCTGCTGGATGGCTTTCTATGTAGTTGTGATGAGGTCTGCAAACGGCCATAAATAGGCTGATGTCTGTTAATTTATCCCCTGTTCTTCCGGCTCGGTGGTGAATGTCATCTGCTGGCATCCCACATCCTTTAACCTGGCACATTGGATGAGCATCTAAGAAAGCCTTACGGAGTTTAAGGTATTGGCGCTCCTGCTTTAAACGCTTAACTGAACGTGGACGTATTTTCTGGTACATCATGCTAGTTCTTTTTTCTTTTTGGCCTTCAGGTCTTCTATAAGTTTCACTTTGCCTATTTGATGGACCTTAAAGCCGTGTTTTTCGGTTTGGCTGCGGTAAATCCATGAATATACGGTTTGTGCCGATATCCCCCGTTTAGCCGCGAAATCTGTTATTGTCATCATTGTGGGTGTAAATAACATAAGGATATTTGGTAAATGCAAAACTTCCTTGCAAAATATATTTAGCTAATTACTTGCGTAGAATATTATGCGTTTGTAGTATTGCATACAATTAACCGATAAACGGATGAAACAAAGTAAAGTAACTAAAGTAACGCGGTTCGATAAAAAGGATAACTATGGTAACACTAGTTTTGCTATCGAATTTGCCAATGGAGACAAGGGTTTCTACAGCACCAAGTCAGAAGACCAGACCAAATTTGTAGTTGGTGCTGAATCAGAGTATGAAATTGAATCTAAGCAATCTAAAACCGGAAGCACCTATTTCAGAATAACACTTCCGGGTGAAGCGCAGCCATTTAAACCGGGTGGAGGTAAGCCGCCAGTGGATCCTAAAGTACAGATGATAGGCTTCGCCATGTCGTACACGAAAGATCTTATTGTGGCTGGCAAAATACAAATGAAAGACCTGCCCGCAACTTTTGACGTGATATACAACGAAATGATAGGAAAGATATGAACGAACTACCTAGCACAGCAACAGGAGTATTAAGAATACTTCCCGTAACGAAGATACAAATAGCACAGTTTTCTAAGCAGGTTATTGAACAAGTACAGGCCGGAGAAGTCAACCCAATGGAAATACTGGTTCTTATACGTGCATTTCAGGCTGCCGGTAAAACCATTCTGGACTGCATTAAAACCAACCTTCAAGCCGAAGGGGATAAATACAGCGAAAAGAGCTTGGATGTATTTGGGGCCCGTGTGGAGAAGGCTGACGTTGGGGTTTCGTATTCTTATGAAACTTGTGAAGATCGGGAATGGGAACGCCTACAAACCGACTTGGCAACTACGGCCGCCCGACTGAAAGAACGGGAAGAATTTCTGCGGACGCTTAAAGCGCCGCTGGATATTTACGACAAAGAAACGGGGGAGACATGGACCATACACCCACCGCTTAGAAAGGGTTCTGAAGGCTTTAAAGTTTTCATCAAATGATGGACGGGCTATTACTTGCCGCACAGGTGGAGGGCGTTATGACGCGCCGTGATGGTACGTTAAAAATCACCATAGGCTGTCAGGAAATGTCGCAGTCGAAGTCAGGTGAACTGCTGACCATGCAGAACAAAGTATGCGCGGTGTATATTTCGCAGAAAGAAACTGTATCCCAGGCAGTTATGGACATGGTAGATCAGGCGGATGTGGATATGCCGGGGAAAACCAAAAGCCAAAGACAGCGGGCTGTGCTGTATAGAATTTGGGAACTGGACAAAGAAGGGCACAAGACATTTGAAAGCTATTACGCTTTTAAGATGGAAAAGCATATTACAGAATTGAAAGAACACTTAGACCAACTAACACAATGAAAAAACTTGAACCGAAGTGGCTGCACATTTACAGCCTGATGGCTTCTACAATGGTAGCCTTTATTCTAACCTGTATTCTTCTTTACAGCTTTTGCAGGATAGTTTATGGTTAAGGAATGTACCCATTGCCATAAGCTGAAGGCACCGGAGGCATTTCCAGGCGTTTTAAGACGCTATGTAACAAAAGCCGGGGTATTGAAGGTTTATTCTTTCAGACGCGGCAAATGCAAACAGTGCGTTTCTGTGGCTATGGGTAGGTACCAGTACAATAAATGCCTGGAATATGCCTTTTAACCTTTGTGCACCTAATGTGGATAAATTGTGGATAACTTTTGGAAGTAAATATTTAAGTTTGAAATGAAACGTTCGTCAACTACCTTTGGAGCGGTTTCTATAGAGAAATTTCAAAGCCTTAATTCAGCGGGAGTAGTTGCCCAAAGAGTTAGGGCTTTTTTATTTATACAGCGTGGGCAAATAGCTGGCGTTCCCCGAACAAGGGTGGTTAGTAGCTGCTAAGTGATGGAAGCCGTTTAGACTTGCGAGAATGCGGGCCATCAGCCGAAACTTATACATACGGATACTGCACCCAATGCAAAGGCCAGCATAGTCTGCTTCCTTGGGGGTAGGGGGTAGACTTGCTTTGCCGACCTACTTACCAGCCGTTTCTGTCCCTT